GGGCAGCGCCGCGATGTCCGCCGCCGTCCAGACCTTGGTGTCCGCAGGCAGGTAAGCGTCGTAGTCAAAGCCCACGTCAATCGTCATGGTGTGGTCGGTCACCGCGTCACCAAGAACGAGGCCCTTATAGACCCGCTGAAGGCCCTCAACGTCACCAGACTTGATCCAAGCAGTCTCCAAAAGCATAGGGATATACGTCGGAACCGTCGTGGCGTCGTCCAAATACCCTGTGTTCTGAACCTTCATGGCCCCGCCCGCGTTGAGAAAGGAAAAGTTATCCTTCCAGATGACGCAGGCGCCGCCCGCCACGGAGGCGTGATTCGTAAAGGTGTACCAAGCGTCCACAAGATAGTCGTAAACAACCGCTATCCCAGAACTCAGCATGAAGCGGACCTGTGTCTTATCCTGCACAAGCTCACAGCCATGAACACTCGCTCCAGTCGTCGCGTCCTCGACACGGGCACCAATAAAGTCCACCTGTAGCCCGCGCCCCAGCCTATAAAGACCAGCGGGTGAGTCGAATATGACGCCGGTTGGAATGCGAATAAGAGACTTGGGGCCGACGCATCCCTGGTCAGAGGTCACGAGCTGAGCCCGGTAGGTGGCTCCTTGCCCAAGATCGTTGGGTCCTTGCCCGTAAACGATGTAGATGGAGTCCTCTTTGAAGACCACCAGCTTGTCATCCATCGCATGCAGACCCACCACGCGGGTCAACTCGCTGCCCACGCTAAGGCGAAAGAGGTCGCTGAAGAAGACGCCCTCGTTGGGGAATCTTGTCTTGCTGAAGGCAATCTCGTTCTGTACCTCCAGGCCACCCAGCCACACCCGCTCGTCCCACTCCTCAATACAGGTGGACGGCGGCGCGTCGTCGTTTACTACAACGTCACCGTTGGTGTAGAGGATCTCGTTCTTGAAGATCTGACGAATCTCCGGCGATGCACCCAGGGCGGCCTGGCTCCCCCAGTAGACGCCCTCGCCCCATATCAGGCCGGTAGTGTAAGCGCCAATCGTTCCGAAGTCAGTGTTGAGAAGAACCGAACCTCTCTGCTGTTCCGCCACCTTTTGCACCGGACCAACGGTTACCACGGTGTCCTCAAGGGTCTGGCAGGGGAAAGCCTTCAGACCATCCTTTTGGTCCAGGTCTGTAGAAGGTGCCCCCATGGTTCCAACCTGTGACGTGGACCGGTAATAAGGGCCAAGCCCCTCCTCGTCCAACTTGGTCCAGTAGAACACCACGCGAGTGTCCTTCGGCAACCATCCGTAGATACTCACCAGTATCTGTATAGGGTCGTGTGCGTTGGGGCCATCAGTTGTCGAGTAGTTGATGTTTGTGGGGTAGTGCCAGATTACGAACTCTCGGCTCGGAGCACTCTGGTGGCGCTGTCCTTGGTTGTCGTACCACTCGTACACAGCCCGCACGCCAATGCGGTGGAAGTAGGTGGGGTCAATGGGCTGCACCCCCCATCCGGGCATGCTCGCACCCCAGTCGATCACGCTGTTGTAGTTGCACCAGACAATCTCAGGCGGGAACACCCAACCCTGGGACGTGAACTGAGCCCCGTCGTAGGTGCTGAGAACACCACCAGAAGTCAGACGCGCCTTGTTGGGCTGGAACGACTCGTACCGGTTCTGGAGGTCCCCCATGTCAATGAGACATTCGCTCGTCATCCTCACGTTTCGGTTCTCAGCCTCCTGGTCGGAGCGAATAAGCGCCACCTCAGCTCCCCCGAACACCCACTTCTCGCTGCCTGCCTCTACCTCAGTGACGCGGCTCACGGCTCCCTGAGTGTGGACGCCCCCGGCGATGGTTGCCGCCAGTTTTCCCACACAACTACATGTTCCAAACTGGCTGTACTGAGTGAGGTCACCTGCCGAGGCCACTGGAACGCGGGAGAAACGCATCACAGCATATGATGATGAGGCGATCCCATCCTGAATGGCCGCAACAGGAAAGGCATAACGTGGCTCTCCCTCATCCTCCTCAGGCACCGTCACAGAGATGGTCTGAGCGGGCTGAGTTGGCTGAACCACCGCGAAGTAGACAGCATCCCCTCGCAAGAACTGACGAGAGGCAAGGCTCGCGTAGTAGATGTTGGGGTTATACCCGTCATTCCCCGCGTTCACACTAGGCGAACTCAGAGGAAGCTGACCGATAATCCCGTTGCATATTCCGTCTATGTCATAATCGGGCTGTGTCGTAACGAACTGACGAGCACACTGCCTGATGACCACCTTCGACTCGCAGGCTAGGTAAGGTGCGTCCCAGGTAGTTCCACCAGGGTCTAGGTTGGTGTCCCAGATGACGCTGTAGAAGGAGTCGCTAGTGCCGGGGCCGACCGATATGTGCCTGGCGCTCCCCAGGGCAGAGGTCAAAAGTCCGCCCTCTTTGTTGACATACACGCCTGTGTATCCGCTGAGGGTGAGCCCCCCGTACACGGGCCATGGCCCAGGCGCTCCAGGGGTGAGCAGCGAGTCCCATACAATAAGCTGAACGTACTCGTCGTATAGTGGGCCAGCTCCGGTGTTCTGAACCCAGGCTAGCGCAAGGTTTCCGGTGTTGGGATCACGGTAAAGCGACAAGGCTCGGAGCTGCCAGCCAGCAGTCGTCCGCACCGCATCAAGAGCAGCGGTGACTCCACCCCCGCCCGACGCCACACGCATGGTCCGAATGTAGCTAACAAGCTGCTCCCCCACCTTGGCGTAGGCAACACCAAACTCGCCAGCGTCTATCTCAGTGGTATCGACGTACTTGTACGTCGGGTCCACGTCAGTAGCGAGAACGTCGCTATTGGGCCATGGCTGTCGGGCACTAAGCGTTGCAGTGTCCATCCAAGTGTCTGACAGTACCTGCGTGCCGTGAACTGTGTGGACAAAGTGTATTTCCGTTCCCGCCGTTACGAGCCGATAGGCAAAAACACCAGCCTGCAAAACCTGAGAGGTGACGATCCTGTCCCCGGTTCCGGCGTCGATGATACTGTAATAGGTGGAATAAGATCCCGACGTTGTGATGTCGCCGTCAGCCCAAACGTAGACGTAATAGCCGTTTAGGTAGACGCATTGGTAAGCGTGCTGAGACTCCACAAACCTCTCAAAGGACGAGGCGCCCACCACGCCAGCCGTGCTCTGTCCCCACAGAACGCGGCTAGAACGGGTGTTGATGGGAGTAGACAAGTCCTTGAACGTCCAGTTCACGTCCTGGGGAGTTCGGCTGAATATGCGGTCCCCGTCCATCAAAAGAAGCTCTTCGTCAAGAACGCCAACCGACTCCCCCGCGAGCACGACAGGGCCGTCATAGGGGGCGGTAAGACCGAGCGGGTACGCCACGTCCACGTCCACGTTCAGGTCGTCGTAGCCGTTCCTTTTGCTTATTTCCCCCACCTTGTTGTAGACCCCGTTTTCCATGCGGGTCATGGTTCCGGGGACCACCAGCTTCTCGGCGGTAACTTGGTCTACACCCTTGGCAAAGGTGACGGCCACCTTCTCCTTCTGAAGAGAACCGTCGCGCCTGCTCGCCATCAGCCTACCAATATGTCCACGGTCACGTCAGAAGTGGCCGTTAGGGTGAGGAACTTTTCGGGGTTCGTAGGGCTGGCGTAGTTACTTTCCCAGATGATGGAGTTGCCACTTTGGCGGATAACCGACCAGGCCACATACTTACGGCCCAGCTTGTGAGCCACCTTCTTTGAGCCGCCAGCCGCCAGCTTGACCCCCTTCATGATGCGGCCCGTGGCAAATGGTGACTGCTGCTGAGACTTGAACTTACTGTCCACGTCCTGCTGAACGTCCGCGAGGGCTCGGTCAGACTCCTCGTTACCCGTGCGGTAGAGGTTCTTCTGGAGCGGACGGCCTTTGTGTACCTCTACCACCAGTTATACCCATCTGCGTAGACGTTGACCGGCTCCATATCAATAACGTGAGAGGGCTGCCCGTCATCACGGGTGCCGCTAAGGGAGTCGATCTTAGCCTCGATGTCCTGAATACCAGCATCCACAATGGCCGTAGACTCCTCACGCTTCATCTTCACCAGGCGAACCGCATGCAGAACCACAAAACGCTCCCAGCCATTGATGCCGTCAAAGTTGTCGCCGGGGTTCAGTAGCGCGGGGGCTGCGGGGATATACCAGATGGTGATGTTGTGAGCGCCGCGAGGGGTCGGCCAGAACACAGCGTTGGCCTGCTGAGTCATGTAGTAGACGTTTGACCAGTCCGTCCACCCCAGCACTGTACTGTTGTCCAGCCCCATGAACTTTTGGAAGTCCATCCGCAGGAGCTTGATTCTACGGGTTGGAGTGAACTGCCACCTCACGCCCAGTATCTTGAAAAAGTTGGCGGGCAAGCCAACGGTCCGCGTCCCTCCCACCGTGATCCCATTTATGGCGGTCGCGTAGTACTCGTCGCCTCGGGCCAGGACCAGCTTGCCGTACAGCTCGGCAATCGATTCGTTGATGTAGTCGAGAATCTCTTCAGGGGAGTGGAACGGGTCATCCTCGATGTCCGCCCTTCGGCGCACCATCAATCGAAGCGTTGCGAGGTCTACGTTCCTGGCCATACCACCACCTTAGAAGTCCCCGGCCCCCCGAAAGGGACCGGGGTTATTAGAACTACTGTGCTGCGCTCACCACCAGCGTTAGCTGAAAGTGAATGCGCTCGTTGAGCAGGTCTTGGGCACCGGGAGCGCCGTCGAAGACCGTGATCTCAATCGTGTTGTTGGTGCCAGGAACCACGTCGGTGACGTTGGTAACCACACAATGGTAGTCGTCGTTGGTCGTTGACTGAATCGTAGCAGTACACGCCCAAAGAGGCTGGTACTGCTGGTCAAGGGTGATCACATAGACCCCCTGCGTCGTCCTCACCGCCGTAAAGCCGACACCGACAACAAAGTCAACAGCCCCAGCGCCGGTCCCGGTGTTTACGATTTGGCCACCAAGGGACACTTGCATGTTCCCTGGTACAAGGCCGTCTTGGAAAATCGCCATTAGAGCTGCACGGTTCCGTTGTACCCAGGAGCGATACAAGCAAGGTTTCCACGGTAAGCAGCGCGGAACTCAACCGAATCAGCTCCCGCAACCATTCGACCACCGCCCTGGCCTGCGCCACGGGTCAGCATGTGAGGCAGACCCTTCAGGTGGTGCATTTCCCAGGTGTCCATCTGAAGCATGTAGCCGGTGCCTTGCGGGCAATCGACATCAGCAAAGACGTTGGCCTTTCCGGCAGTGGTGGTGATGATCATGGAATCAAAACCAACCTGAGCCGAACGCTTCCCGCCGACCTGGGTGGTCATTGTCTCGAAGCGAGCCCGACCTTCCAGGGACAGTTCCAGGCGCTCATAGTCGAGCGGGTTGAGGAACACCGTGTCCGGGCGTCCGCCATTCCGCACAATGAGCGTGGAGATGCGCTTGAGAGCTTCTTCAATCGGAAGACCAAGGCCATTGAACCGGCTGCCAGCAAGGCGAGTCGGGTCGGAGCCACGGTCAAGTCCAAAGAAGTTGTCAGCACCAAGCACGGGAGCGACGGTAGGAATCCACCCTCCGAGTCCCATGCAGACGATGCCGGTCACGGCAGCCGGAAGACCCGGATCACCCGTGTTTAGCCCGGTCACGTCGCCTTGCTGAAAGTAGAAGTCCGTGTTTACCCATGACGCCGGAATGGCGTTGAAGGTCACCGTGCCGATTGCGCGATTCACAGCCGTAACTATGGCGGTGTCCGACACTAGGAAGGGCGCAATACCAGGGCCTCGAATGACACCGTTGGTGCCATCTCCGCTCACGTCTGATGCGACAATCACCATGTCAACCTCGAAGTTGACGATGTCGCTCGGGTTGGCGAGGATCATGGTCGTGCCCACAGGAGCTACGCCATTTCCTTGTCCGCGAGCACCGCCGCCGTTGCCGTAGAGGTTGGACGCGAGGTTTCGCGAAAGGTTCAAGAGGGCAGCGTCACCCTTGTTCTTGAGTACCTTCATGATCGCCCCAACGTCCCGCGATGAAGCCTCAATGACCTCATTGTCGAGCTGCCAAAGCTGATAGTCGCTCTGCCGGGTGATGCTAAAGCGACGGTCCAGGCCGGTGCTGATGTTGGCCTGGGCATCGCCGAAGGTCGCGCTTCGTCCACCAGAGGGGGCGCCGTCTTGAACGGCGATAGCCATCGTTCCGCCACCGTCGAATCCATAAAAGTCTTCGCGCTTGCGAACCTTGGAAAGAAGGGGGTGGTGCTTGTAGAAGATGAGTTCTACCCGCTTCTGGGGGTAGATCTGCTTCATCGCCGCAGCGAAGTTCAGTTGAGTAATCTGTCCGGTTGCCATGTTATTTACCTATGAAGTTGTTACCCGCCGAGGAAAGCCTCTGAGGCCAAACGAATAAGTTCGTCGTCGTCCAACATCTCGTCTTGAGATGAAAGGACCGACCGCTCCCCAGCGGATTGGTTGGTTAGAGTTGGGGTTCCCTGTACAACTTCATGGGCCGAAACAGATTGCGGCTGATTCTGCTGCTTCGCGGCCAGGCCAACAAGTTGGCGCACCGCGTCATGTCCTACAAGCTCCTGTATCTGCTGGCGGAGCCCGTCTTCATACTGCTGGAAAACGGCATTGGCATCAAGCACCTCGCCGGTTTCCTCATGATGTTGGAGAATGTGGGTGAAGACCTCTCCCACTGAAGTGTTCCCTCGCGCAGACGCAATGGGCCACTTTTCCGCCATCTCTTGGAGCCTTCCATCGAGGCCCGTCCATA